GATATACTATCAATATAACACCGGAGGGCTTTATGATGATTTGTACCGCTGAATTGTCTCGGGATGTTGTGTTTACTGCATGGGTAGCTGTTTGCGACACTGACGACGAGTTTTGTTTTGATGAAAAGACTTTTGTTGCCGGAACCGTTGTTAATGTCCATGATGTATTCAAGATTTCGTCTCTATCATCACTTCTTATTGTGCCAGGATATATGGGCAGAGAAGGTCCAAAAGAAAAACTGAACATCTCATACGAGAGTTATCGAGTAATGATCAAATCATCTAAACTTACAATCAAATTTGCAAACTCGGGAAAGAAAAAGAATCTAAACACTTTCATTCAAGAGTATCGCAATGTAGTTTCATTATTTGTAGATATTCTTTGGGAAATGGAAAAGGTTCCAGTTCTTCTTCCCAAAGAAATAACTGATCAGGTTGAGTCATGGTTGTCTGCTCGTGCTATTCAGTGTGCAGGAAAACAAGCATCAGGAATCGTTAGAGGAACTCGAAAGAAACAAGACCAACGAAGATGGCGAATCAAAAAACTTTTAGACGAAGGAAAGAATAAACAAGCAAGAAAACTTGAATTCATAGATAAAAAGAAGTCTATATCAAAACCCAATATTGATACACTCTGTCCTGAATTGGATTCACGATTTGTCACGATAGATTTCAATGACCATACTTCATTTGATGGATTCGTCATTCTTTCATCCTTAGGGAATAAACTTGTCATCAAGATTCCTTTGAAAAAGCATAAACATTTCAATTCTCTTTTAGCTCGTGGTACACTGAAAGGTGGTGTTAGAATATCCACTAAATCAATCACTTTCATGTTTGAGATTGAAACTAAAGAGAAAAGATCAGCAGGAACCATTATAGGTATCGATGTGGGTCACTGTAATGTCCTCTCTTGCTCAAATGGTGCCCAATCTCAGAAAAATAAAGATGGTCATGATCTGACTACAATCAACAATATCCTTTCACGAAAAACGAAAGGATCAAAAGGATTTAAGAGAACTCAAAAACATAGGACCAACTACATCAACTGGTCAATCAATCAACTCAATCTTTCTGATGTGAAAGAAGTTAGACTTGAAAACATTTCAAATCTAAGAAAAGGAATGAGAAGTTCAAGACTTCTGAGTCATTGGACTTATACAGAAATCTTTGCTAAGTTGGAATCTTATTGTCTCGATGCTGGTGTCCAGATAAAGAAAGTAAGCCCAACTTATACAAGTCAAAGATGTTCTGTCTGTGGGTGGACTCGTAAAGCTAATCGTAAAGGAAAGCAGTTCAAGTGCAAATCCTGTGGTCATACTATGGATGCGGATTTGAATGCTTCCTTGAATATTAGCTTTGATCTTGCTCCTATCAAGAAGCGAGAACGATTACAACAAAAGAATAGGACTGGGTTCTATTGGCTTGTTGTAGGTCAGGAGCATATAGTCCCTGATGTCCTGAAAAGCATTTGACGACAATCGTCGGAAAATGCTAACTATAATAACGAACCAGTGCTATACATCACAAATTAATATCCTAGAGTGGTAAATTAAAATGAAAAAACATGATGCGCAGATTAAAAAAGAAGATGAAAAAAAGGAACGAACACGACTAAAACTGATTGCAGCCGCGGAAAAGAAACGCATCAAGAAAGAAAAAGAAAAAGAAAAACTAATGAGGGAAAAACAACAAGTAGAATTAGAACAAGGGCTGTCTGTAATTAGTAATGAAATAGGAACATCAATAACTTTTGATGATATCAAGAATCTGTTTAAAACTAACTCATAAAAATACTTCGCGGGTGAAGCATGAAACGAATTAAAGTATTGAAAATTCCAGTTGAACTATGCGGTGAATTTCTATACCCGATAACAAAATACTACAGGGGAATAGAAGATTCAATCGGACACGGACTAGCACAATTACTTAATATAAAGTTTGAATATGATATCATAAAAGATAACTTTAGAGAGGTGTCTGAGGATGATTACACAACACTAATAAAGTATATTGTTTCTGCAAATCAATCCGGCACACACAATTTTAATTATATTGTCTTTGTTGATGACTATTGTGAAGATGAAGATTTTGATGCTCTATTGCAATTAGCGCGAACAGAACGTGAAACGATAGAACAGATAAGAAAGGAAAAAGAAAAACAGGCACAGGAAAAAGAAAAACAGGCGAGAGAAAAGAAGGCAGCCGCTGATAAAAAGCGAGAAGAAAAGAGGATACAAGCCGCTATTAAATTGTTGCAAAAAGCTAATATCAATGAAAATTACTGACGAATTTATAATAGAACAATACATAACAAATAATAAGAGTGCATCACACATAGCAGAAGAATATGGATTAAGTAAATATTCAGTAATTAAAATAGTAAATCGTCTACAATTATCAAAATCAAAGGATGCAGTAAGTGACAGTAAACGCACTTACTGCATCTGGAAATACGGTGTTGATAGTCCGACAAAATTACAGGAAATAATTGACAAAACAAAAAACACAAATTTGAAAATATACGGCGCGACAAATCCATCAAAATCAAAGTTGATAAAAACAAAAATATCAAACTCAATAAAGGAATTTTATTCAAATGATGATAACAAGTCGTGTGCAATCGAAAAACGCAAGAAAACGTGTATAGAAAAATACGGGACAGAACATCACTTAAAATCAAATTATATTGTAGAAAAAAGAAATAAAACAAACACAGACAGATACGGAGGAAATAGCCCGGCTTGTAATAAAGATGTTTTAGCAAAGAGGCCGAAACCAAGTAAAGAACGAATTGAAAAACAGAAAGAAACATATAGAAAAAATCTATTAGCAGGAAAATACGACAACATTGTTAGATCGAGAAGATCAGCCGGCGAAAATGAACTTCGTGACTGGCTGCTATCACTAAATCTAGTAGTGCAACAAGGAAATAGAAGTGTATTATCCGGAAAAGAAATCGATTTGTATTTGCCCGAACACAAACTAGGTATTGAATACAACGGACTATTCTGGCACTCAGACTCTGATTCTGCTAACGGAATTTCTAATGACTATCATTATAAAAAATATGAGCAGGCAAAATCATGCGGGGTCCGACTACTAACCATTTGGGATAAAGAATGGGAAGAAAACAAGGATGTTGTAAAATCATACATTTTATCCGTTCTGAATATATTTGAAAAGAAGATATTCGCGAGAAATTGTACTTTCAAGATAATTGATAATAATATTGCTAATGAATTTTGTGATAGACATCATTTTCAGGGAAAGACAATAGGAATAAAACACTCATTTTGTTTACTACACAATGATGAAGTTGTTTCTGTAATAACATTCGGATATCATCATCGAAAGAATACGAATGAACTTGTTTTAAGTCGTTATTGTGTAAAATCTGGATATTGTATTATCGGCGGGGCAGAAAAGCTATTTGTTAATTCAGTAAAGGAATTGAATGTCGATAGCATTATTAGCTGGTCAGATAATAGAATATCATACGGACGTGTATATGAAAAATTAGGATTTGAATTGGATGCAAAATTAAAAGCGGACTATTTTTATATCAAATCAGACGGAAGAACTATCATACCAAAACAATCAATGCAAAAGAAAAAGTGCGGATGTCCGGATAATATGACAGAACGCGAGTATTGCAAGAATGTATTGAAACTGAATCGGGTTTATGACTGCGGTAAAATTCGATGGAAGTGGACACAAAAGAAAACCCCGGATTAGATTTCTAATCCGGGGTTTTTGTCATCTAAACATCAATTATTTAGATTCAATGCCTGTAACGGCAACTTTTCTGTAATAGCAGTTAGCATTTGCAGTTAGTGCACCATGACCGACAGTTAGTTCCTGTGCAAACGGATTTGCAAGCAGTGCGTATCGAGTCTTAACACCCAGTATCGGATTGAATGACTGCGGATCAACAGTGCGATAGGTCTGCATCGGTACGTATGGGCAATAGAACAGGCCCGCATCAATTGCACTTGCACCACGATAACCAACTAGCAGTAAGTGTTTCTTGGTAGTAGCATTAACAGTCAGATACGGATCAACATAAACGCGATAACGACCGTTTAGAATACCGGCGAAAGTCGGACCGGTGTCATCGACCATGATGTTATTGCCTAGAAGATTGGTGCCGTAGTCTAATAGACCTGCCATTGCTAGCGCAGATGCAACATCAGAATCGGTGACGATCATATTACCGCGACCACGACGGGTTTCGCGTGCTATTTTGTTTGCTTCGCGTTCAATCTGGAACATCAGACACTTGATTTTTTCAACAAACCAGCGACCATCGCCATCAACGTCTATATCAAATACGCCGGCAGTTGTATTATCTACTGCACCGTGTTTTGCTATGCCGTAAATTGTACGAATTAGTTCGCGGTTTAGTTCAGTTGTAACTTCAGTTGAAAGAATGTTGCCTAGTTCTGATTCTGCATCCATACCGTGAATTGCGCGCAAATCTTGTGCTAATTCATTTGAAAACTGTGCTTTCAGTGCTCTTGATGTTACTGACGCAGTTAGCTTTTCAATGCTGAATGCCATTTCGCCGTATGAACCACCACCAGTCGTACCTAGTGCCTCAGCCGCGGCTGTGGTCATACCTGTACCGGTTGTGTAGCCGGCTGTAAGCGGGTCAGAATTGGCGTGTGTGCCGGCGCCGGAGAAGTCGGTATCGGCTTCATTGTAGAATGCTTCCGGACCGGTGCCGTTTGTGTATCGAGTGCGCATTGCAAACACTAGACCGGTTGGGCCGGACATAGGTTGAACACCGCAAAGATCATATGCAATTAGATTCGGCATGGAACGACGAATCATTGATATTAGAATCGGATTCCATTGCTGGACGTTTGTATTGTTATTTGCTGGTGCATCTTCTGATAGAAAGCCAGCATTACCGCCTTCTGAGCCAACAAACTTTTCGGTGTTTTCTAAACAAACCGCAGTAACACGTCGTCTGTAATTATCGCCGATTGTAGGTAGGTCTTTGTGATCCAGTACAGGTGCCCATTTGTTTAGCAGGGCTTCGTAATTGATTGGTTCATTATTAAACATAATTTAGTTTCCTATTGAAAATTATATACTTATTTATAAAAAATTAAAATTTCTGAACTCTTGATATTGCCTTGATATACGCACTCATATTATCTTCCGGTTTGTTCCCACTTACGGGTGCGGTTTCTGGCAACTTTTCTACTACTGGTGTTTCTTTGGCTTCATTTAGGGTTGTAGACTTCAAAACTTCTAATTTTTTTCTAAATGAATCTTCATCGTCAAAAGAAACTGTTTCTGAAAGCTGTTTCAGCTTTTCTGCCTTTGTATCTATCATACCTTTACATGCTTCTGATATTATTGCGGCACGCTTAAATTCCTTGATTGACTTGTGCATTGACGCATTCAGTTCAATCTGCTCATTTAACTTATCATTGGCTTCTTTTAGTGATTCTTCAAGACCGGAGACTACATCTACTTTTTCATCCGGGACATCTATGTTATGTTCCACAAACAGAACTTTCAGACCTGAAAACAGCGATTCAGCAAGTTCTAATTTAGTGCCGGACTCTATAGCGATTTTGTTTTCTTCGTACCACTCACTAACAACATAATCAAGATATTCGTCTAATTTATCGACAGTCTCTTCCAACTGCTTTTCGACGTACTGTTTATATTCGGCATCTTTTTCTTCAATTAGTGTTGCGAACTCTTTTTCTTTCTCTTCAACTAATTGCGACACCTTTGTGTTTACGGCACTTTCAAACAGGACTTTAGCTTTGTCTTTAAATTCCTGTGAAATGTCAGTGCCTTCTAATAGTGTTTCAAGGTCCATAACTATATATTACCCGTGTTTATATAAAATGTGATTTTATTAAATTATATTTAGAAAAATTATTTTTTGATTATATCCAAATATTTTTCAAACAATACTAGCGCACTATTTTCAATTTCTTTGTTTGTCATTTTCTTCATGTGTTTCTTTTGTTCGTCAATCTGTTCTAATTTAAACACACCGAGACTTTCATCCCAAACCCAATTGTCTGTTGATTCCATGATTCCGTTTACAAATGCTATTGCACACGACGGATCAGAAACAACATCGAACGCGGCGAACCTAAAATCATTACCAACATAATTTACACCTTCCTTTAGTGTAACCGATCCCGCGCCCCTACTGGATACCCCGATAGAAACACCGTCCTGAATTAATCCGCGCAAAACATTGCCCATTGGGGTTTGAAGAACTTTAGCTTTTCCTAGAATATCATTTCCGCATGTGTGTAGTTCATTTACTAAAATACACGCACGTTCAGGATCAATTGATAATCTATTCTGAGGATGTGACATTTCCCCTAATGCTCTATTTTTTGATATATATCCGGAATCATAATCATTTAGTGCAGATTCCATGACTGATTTAGGATATATTCTTCTGTTTCTGTTTTTTGTGTCCATTTGAGCAAACGGACCCTTTATATATAGAGACTTTGTACTTTCTTCTATAATAGTTTCAATACCGGAATCATATATTTCAGAAATAAACTTCATTTTAATTAGACCTCATCTACTGACAATTTCCATTGCGTTAATTTATAATGTGATGAATTAGGAATGTAAACATTAGATTTACCTAATGTGTTTATAATTAGATTTAGTAAATCTTCCTTTGATCTATTTATAAAAATCGCATCATTGCCGGATTGTTTTGCAGAAATATTATCTTTTATTTCTTGTTCTTTTTTACCCAAGCCGATCTTTTGTGGATTCGCAACCGTTTTTGAGAAGTCTATTATTGACATTTCAGAAACTAAAGATGTGTTAGCGGATTCTAACAAAGAATAAATTTTAGAATTTAGGGCCAACACAAGAGTTTTCCGGGCTGCATCCAGTTGATGTAATCTTACTTGGTTAACAAACTCTAATAGTGTGTAATTCATTTTATTACTGCTCGTCCGGGGCGTTTGAGTTAGCTAATTCTTTGTTTCTTTGTAATTGAAGTTGATAATCTTCCATCATTTCTACTTCTAACTTCATTAAATCTTCTTCATCATATCTTAATACATCGCGCTTAATTTGTGCTGATGAGAAATACTTACCAACCATCGGGTCCATCTGTTGTATTAATTGCACTTGTTCCTGTAGCAATTCATATTCTTTTAATTGAGCAATAAGAACATTTGATGTAAAATCATAGGTAAAATGTTTCTTGAATTCCGGCCACTCTTCGGGGGATATTACTTGCTTTAGAATTAATTGTGTCTTTAAAATATCATCAAACAGCTCTGAAAATTTAGTTCTCAATTTTGATATGAACGCGGCGAATTTTAATTCATCGCGCGTAATTTCAGACGATCTACCTAAAGAAAATGCCTGATTTGGCTCCAATCTACCTATAGGAACATTTAGTGCCTTGTATAATTTTTGTTTTAGATATTCTACTTCTTCTATTACACCTTGGTTTTCAACGCCGGACAGTGTATCTATTTGAACGCGCGATCCGTCCGACCTAACCGGTATCCAGTAATCCTCTAATAGAGATTGAAATTTTCTATCATCACTTAATTTACCGGTTTCGGTATTATAAATCATTCTGTTTTTATAACGATTTATTAAATCGTTCATATATTGTTCTTGCTTATTTTTCGGCATGTCCCCTACCGGGACGCCGAAAATTCTGCGTTCTGGTGCCCTACTCACCCGCGCAATTAACATCGCATCTTCTGCCATGCGTAATTGATTCGCCGGTCTAATCGCTTTGTGTATTCTTGAAAGAACTATATTAGATTCACTATCAATAATACCGGAATCGCAATATGAAATTGAATCGACACTAAGGTGTAATTCTACCCATTGTTGATTTACTATCGGCTGACCGGTATTATATTTCGTCGGTTGTGTTTTATAAACATAATACTCATTTACAGTTGAAATTGTATCAATTCCCTGATCATTTTTGACTGTTTGTATTTCCTTTACTTTCTTTATATTTCTGCAATCTAATTTTTGAAGTTCTAGTATTCCGTTCTTTTGATTATTTGGGTCAACAATTTTATAGTAATAACATCTGCCGTCGATGTACCAGTTCTGAAAAATATCCTGCCCTTCGCCCCTAAAATTTAATAGACTTAATATCTGTTCAAATTCAAATGACATTCTTTCCTGTATAGGTTCAGGAATGTCCTGATCAGTAAACCTTAACTTAACTATGTCATCTTCATCGATTATAATTGATTCAGTTACAATTTCCTGTATTCCCTGATCAACCTCTGATTGCATTGCGGTTGCGCGGTATTGATTTATTAATCCGGATTCATCTTTCCAGTTAGGATCAATTGATATAACTTGACCGTATGCGGCAGCGCCGGCGCTGCCGACAACAATGCTGCCGTCAGGTGCATCTGGAATGACCTTTAATGTCTCTTCTATTTGTTGTTCTTTTGGTTTTCCGAATTGAATCCCGAATATATTAAATGCCATGTTAAATGCAAAACTCTATTAAGTTAATGTATAATTATTTAGACAAAGAAAAAAGCTACACAAATTGTTGTTTGTGTAGCTTTTTATTACACGACTATTATTAGCTAGTA